TCCGACACTACTAATTAATACTTCATCTCCATTTTCATAACCATGTGATGTAGCAGTTACAACAGCAGGATTTGCTTTTGTAATTGCAGATATAGTTTTATCTCCTTCTAATACAGATCCACTATCTTTGTAGACTCTCATTTTTAAATTAGAGAACTCCAACATATAAGTTTGTGTTGTTGAAAATTCAAAAGGAATTAATCTTGTTTTGTTTGCACTATTAGCAACTTCAGCTATAAATGTAGAACCAGGTCTACGAGCTGCCGAGCCATGTGGATAGACAACTAAGTTTTCTAAGGTTGAGCAACCAGATGTATATTTGGTTAGATCAGTTCTACCATCTAGTCTTGGGGATAATTCACCACCTGTAAAGTTTGTTAGTTCAACTGCAACTCTAGCCATTTACTAAAACCTTGAGTTAATAAATGTACCTGCGTCTATAACATCTGTCATGCCTAAATCTTGCTCAACATTTTGACCTTCTGTTGAATCTACAAATCTAGCATCTTTTAATTTATCTTGAAACAAATTATACATATTTGTTGCTGTTTGATTATTTGATGTAACTGCAAAAGCAATGTCTGCACCTAAAGCAGCAGATAAAGTTTCTCTTAATAATTCATCATACTCATTGGGATCAGTAACTCTACCAATGTATAATATTTTCATACTAGATGTATTAGATAATATTTTTCTACCTTCTACTTTGTAGTTAGAATCATAATCTAATATTCTAAGTAGTCTTAAACAATCTGCAGGTAGTGTATAAGCATAACTAAAACCCCATGCAGGAGCTGTAGTGTCTGCAGCTAGTTCAACTCTTTTCTGTAAGCAGTTCCAAGGGTGTGATCTAAATACACTATCTCTTACTTGAGTGTATCTTTGATTGCAAAGTCTAGCGTTTTTTGAATCTTCTGTTAGTGAAAGAATAGTTGTTGCACCTAGTTGATTTAATGATCCATTACAAATTTCTACTACTGATGCCATACTACTTCCTTATAATATACTTTCGCCTTATATGTCTATCTTTTTCTAAAGCAAATATTTCTTCTGTTGTTCTCTCTTCTTTAGTATCAAAGCCATTATGATTTTTAGAATCATTTTGAAACCTATCTACTAATACATATCTGTATACATAATTATCTTTTTTAAAATGTAATACAGGTTTTAAATCTTGTATCTTTTTCATGCACTCTAGGGGATTTCCACTCTCGCTTCCATCCCCTAAAATTTTAGTAATTAATCTATAACGTACATCATAGTTAATTGAATAGTACCAGTACCTGCAGCACCACCCATAGTTACTGAAACAGGAAGTCCATCCTTATCAGCGTCTACAAGTGAGTTTTCACCTAATGCAATAGTGTTTGCAGCGTTAACTGCAGTTGCAGAAGTAGAAGCAGCAGCCGCTTTATAAGCAGCAGCTGAAGCACTTACGGCAGTACCAGCGGCATTATTGTGAGCAGCGTAACCAACTGACAAAGTAGTTGAACTACCTAATGCGTCATGTGCTAATCTACCAGACAGGATTCTTGCTCCATTTGGTAAATTAAACATTTGAATCACATCACCAGATGCTAGAGAAGATGCTTCATACTCTGCATGAGCAACTCTAACTCTACCACTTAGTTCAGTAGTGTCTATCTTTTCGGAAGGTACGTTCTGATCCCATTTAGTCTTTTGTATCGAATAAACTGTCGCCATATTAATATCCTCCTATTACGCTTCTTGACATACTATACCAAGAACTTTAGCTTCTTCCATTCTAGTAGCACCGATTGATTGGCAGTAGTATACTTGAGTAGCGTAAGATTTGTCTGCTCTTTCGTCTATTCTAGCTGATACGTCTTTTCCAATCGCAAGAGTGATTCCATCTTGTGCGAAAGCTATGCAAGTTCTGTCATTGCCAGATTTTGCAAGTCTGTTTGATACAGTAAATTTAAACCCAAGGAACGAGTCGATTTCACCCTGTACTAATGCTTTTACAGTATTGAAATCTGAACTTGTTACTTCAGTAGTTGATAAAAGGTTTGTGATTTGCTCTGGTCCCACAACGATGTGTCTTGGGATTGAAGGGTCAACACTAGCTAAATCAAAAGTCTGCTTAGCAGTTCTTAACTTAGCGATTGTTAAACCAGCTCCACCTGCAGCGATTGCAGTTTGAGCAGCAGTTGAAGTTGCACCAGTTTCACCAGTAAAGGCAGTACCAGATGCAGCTGCAATAATCACATCATCCATTGCTCTTCCCATTGCCATAGCAGCGGCTTGAGCGTAAGATGAAGTAGGATCAATTAAGAGTCTTACTTTGTCTTGTTGATCAATAAGATCAGCAAATTCGTAATCCGCAAGAGATACTCTTCTTCTTGAGTGAGGTGTATCTATTTGAGGAGTGTCCGAATGTCTGCTAGTTTTTAAAACTGCAGTTACTGAACCAACTTGATCGAAGAAAGCATTTTTACCTGTAACACTTTCAACTCTGACTTTGTCTCTTAATAACGATCCCATTTGTTGAGATAACATTTGTATGTTAGCAGAATATTGCTGTACAAATGCTGTAGTTATTTGTGATGACATATTTTTGTCTCCATATTATAGTTGATTTAAAAAAATCAGAAAGGTTCTCCACCAAATGGTAGGCATCTCTTGCATTTAAAGTCTGTTAGACTAGAGTCTTTCCTTCTTGTCTGTAAGGTTCTTTCGAATTGTCTTACTATTTATCCACTTATAATAAATCTCTGCGATTGGCAAGGGATTATTTTTCTGTTGTTCAGAACCTGTCTCCTTTATCAACCGCAGTATTTCTAAGCGAATTTCTTTATCATTAAGATGATTATCATTTTGCATTTAACATCTCTCTTAAAGTATAAACTTGTTGTACTACCTTATCATGATCTGGATGATTTCTATTCCAATATGGACCATTCTTGTCATTAGACAATGCAGAAATTTCAGATTCAATATCTTTAGTAGTGTTTGCATTTTCACTTTCAGTACCAAGAATTTTATCTTCTGACATCATACCTGCAATCTTTGCGAAACCTTTTATGATTTCTGGATGATCTCCAAGTCTTGTACCATTTGATAAAGTCATATCTAAAACTTCTGGATTAATATTAGCTTTAGCTAATGCACCCGCTTGTTTAACTTTACCATCAAAGTCTCTACCCCACTCTTGTCTTAACTGTTGTTCAGCTTGAGCTTGAGCAGTTTCAGTATCAATCTTTGATTGCTGTGCAGTACCTTCCATATTATTTTTATAGAACTCTAAGATACCTTGAGCTTGTTTATTATTTAAACCAAGTTGATGAGCATTTTCTGTAAAAGATTTAATTGCACCTTCATCTAAATTTACTATTTCAGATTTTACATCTAAAGCATATTTGTCAGCAGATTCTGGTCTGCCAAGTTTTGCATAGACTTCATTCCATTGATCGTCTGTAGAATTATTATTTGGTATAGCAACTTTATCTTGACCAATCATTTTAGTTGCGTTGATATAACTTTTTGCTAACGCATCTATCTCAGTAAATTTTTCTATATTAGGATCAGCTCTGTACTCTTCACTAATAGAATCTTTCCAAGAAGTTTGTGGTGCAGGAGTATCTGCTTTTGCAACTGGAGTTGGTGTTGCTGTTGGTGGTGTTACTGTTTCTGTAGTCGTTGTTTCTACAGGCACAGTTTCCTGTGTTATCTGTTCGCTTGACATATTTATTTTCCTTTATCCTTTCGTAGCATTGATTTAATAAATAGAAGAACACTACGTTGTCCTTCCATATATGCACTCTCATGACTATCCCCTTTGACGTTAGTGGTAGAATGATAATGACATCTTTTTTCAAGATCGACCAAGACTTCTTTGCCTTCGTCTGTGTTGAATATGTATTCGTAATTTTTTCTTAACCCTTCTATAAGTTTCTCTAGTTGTTTATTTGGTTCCATACTATTCCACTTCAGCATTTGCTACAGCTCTTGCTTCGTCTGGCAATGCTTTTGCTAGTGGTGCTACATCTCCTGCGGCTTGTGCAACTTGTTGCATCTGTGCCATTTGTTGTTGTTGTTCTGCAGCTTGTGCTGCTTCTTGTCTTTGAGCATTAACTTCGTTTTGTGATTTTAATAATTTCTGTGGCATACCAACTATGTCTGCCAAGTGTTTCACAAGATTGTCAAAGTTAACATAGTCAAATACTGGTGCTACGTTAGCCAATGATCCTAATATTTCTATTGCTCTCATAATAGATTGTAGCTCTGAAGATTTTTGTGCTTTAGCAAGTGGAGATACATATTCTATTTCTACATCTCTACCAGATAAAAACTCTGGTGCTTGTGGTAACATATTGTTTCTAAGCAATATATTAAACACTCTATCAATTAATGGTTTTAATAATTCTGATTGTAGTCTACCTAATACTGGACCAAGTAACCTCATCTTCTCTTCGTTTCTTTGGATAACTTCTGTCGCTGTCATTTGTGGACCTTGTTGCATCATCAATTGATTAACATAGAACACAGCTCTGATTGCATCTCTTCTTTGCTCTTCCATGTTTAATCCTAGTGGATTGTTTGCACCAATGTTTAATGGTTCAATTCTATCTCTAGTACCACTTCTATAAAAGTTTAGTCCACCAGGTACAGTTCTTACAGGAAGTAAGAAGCCATCATCTGGAACTAATAGTGGTGGGTCGACTTGTTTCTGTGCAGCTTTAATTGTAGTCTTAGACATTTCGTTTAGCATCTTAACGTCTGGCAAAGCTGTCATTGCTGGACTTCTTCCATAGATTTCATTTGATGCTTTTAAGTATCTTGGTACTACAAAAGGAAATTCTTTAAATCCAGAAACAGATAATTCATTTGCATTTTTATATTCTAAGTAAACAGATTCAAATGGCATATTGCTTTTATCTTTTTTCTTAGGATCGAAATCTGATCTTGGATAAACTGCGTGTAGTATTTCTACTTCTTGGTATGGATCTTTTTTAAAGATACCTTGTATGTCTGATGAAACTGTTTCGCCAAATTTTTGTACTGCAGCTCTGGCAGATATTTTAAATCTTCTAAAGATTGTATCTATTCTACCTTTGTCATTCTCTGCAATAAATACTTCATTGATATGTCTTGTAGAAAATTTAATTAAATCTTCATCATCTTCTTCAATAAACATTGCAGCAGTTCCAAACGTAATTAGATCATGATACAATTCAAATATTTCTTGTTGGAAGTTTGATCTGTTAAATGCTGTGTACATTGCTTCTGTTGCAGACTCTAACCAAATTTTTGCTTCATCTTCATTCTCAACATCTTCATCTTTAAATCTTAAAGTAAACCAAGGTGTGGATGGATTTGTTAACATACCATGTAATGATGCTGCTAATAATTCTACTGCTTGTATTGGAGATGAATCAAATATCATCTCATTTCTTTTATCACCTCTAGCTCTAGTCTTAGTTACATCTGCTTTTCTTGGTTGCATATAATCTGCAACTTCCTGCCAATGCGTTTCCCAGTTTTGCCTTTGACCTTCTAGCTTTTCGTATCTTGATAATAAATTTTTACTTAAATCTGTTCTTGCCATTATGATCCTAATAAACTTGGTTTGCCTAATGTTAATTTGTCATCCTGTAATAAACCTCGTGGACCAGTTAATGCCATCATTGATCTACCTCTTTTTTTTACTTTTCTTAAATCATATTCATCTGCGTCTGTTGCAGAACTTTGTGATAACTCAGATTCTGTAGGTGATGTATCTACCTTTGGTGTTTCTGTTACCTTAACTGTGGGTTGATTACCACCTCTATTTTCTCTTTGCATTTTTTCTGCATCTTCTAAATTTTGTTGATTTTTAGTTTTAGTTTTATTTTTTTTAGGTGGGTTTAAATCTCCTTGATAATCTGTAGCATATCCAGATTCATTAGCTTTTCTTTTTTTTTCTTCTTCTGTAAGAAAAAATCCTTGATCAGCTCCTGTGTTTCCATTTCCTCCTGCTGGTGTTGCTCCCATACTATTCTCCGAATGTTAGTGATGAAGTTGTTTCTGATTTTGTTTCTCTTGTTTCATTCACTTGTGGTTTTTTAATTTCATTTTCAAAAGTCATATCTTCAGCTAATACTAAAACTTCTTTCTCAACTTCTACTTTTGCCTTTTGTTTTTTTTTAAAAATTTTTTTAATTTTTTCAAACATTTATTTACCTAGTAAAGTTTCTAACTGTTCTTCCTTATCTTCCTGTACTCCAAGAGGTGAAGTAAGTATGGTAGACTTTCTACCTTTTCTTCTTCTTTCAACTGCTGCCTGTTCTTTTGCAATCGCTTCTTTTTCCTCTGATGATAACTCAGCACTTGGCGGTTCTGGTGCTGGAGGTGGTGGTGGTAATACTGGTGGTTTTGGTTTTAAAAATCCCATAATTAAATAATCCTATAACTATTATCTGCTATACTTTGTGGAGCAGTTTGTCTAGTGTTAATTTCTTGTAGTCCAACAGCAAGGTAACGCATTGCATCACAAGCGTGTGAACTCCAATCATGTACAGGTTTTGATCTGAACATTCTATTCTTATCAATATACTTCCTGTGGTAATGTCTTAATGCATCTATTAACTTTTTGCAATGGTCTGTATCAATCCAGCATCTAGGCAAAGTCATTGTGGTTGCGTGTATGCCATCCTCTAGTGGAATTTTTGGAACTACCTTGAACCTAATTCCTAATTGGTAGGCGACCTCTCTCCTGGTTTTGCCATTGCCAAAATCGGTAACTTCAATGTCGTGTGGTGCAAAGTGATCCTTGTAGACATACTCCTTTTCTTTAACAAGCTGGATATAGTAAGGTAAACCTTGACCTCTCTCTTCATGATAATCTATTATACTTATGCTTCTGCCTAACTGCTGATAAAATATAATAGCACTATGGTCGGAGACCCCGAGATCCCATGCGGTAGATACTGGTAGTGATGGATCGTAGGGAACTCTGGATAATTGTTTTTGATCATCTAGTTTACCTATTACATCTCCATATACTGCACCTTCTATATTTGCTATCCAATCGCACTCAAACTCCTGTAGGTACTTCTTATCACCCATAACTTCTTTTGCCTTAACCAACTCATCCTCATCTACAATCTTAGTATCTGATGCTTTAGCCTTGTAATTAAACCAATCTTCCGCACCTTGTGCGTGTTGGTACAACTCATAGAAGTTGTTGTTCATTCCCATTGGAGTTCCAATAAAGACACAATAACCTTTACGATCTGATAATGCTGGTCTAATAATTTCTGGGAATAGCTTACTGTTGACGTTTGCATATTCATCAATCACACATCCGTCAAGGTAAATCCCTCTTAATCCATCTGGAGATTCAGAGCCTAGCAAAGTGATACGAGAACCATTTGGTAAATCAACTCTAAGTTCTGTTTCGTTAAATTTAGTGTGGGGTATTTTGGCGGTGAACTGTTTCATGTAATCCCATGCAATAGACTTAGCTTGTTTGAAGGTTGGAGCAATGTAAGCAAATCTTGGGTTCTTGAGTTTGGACAGTAATGCTGACCTAATTAGGTGGTTGATCATACATACTGTCTTTCCAAATCTTCTGTGACAAACTAGCACATTCCATCTATGCTTATCTATTTGTCTATGTAAGTGAGCTTGGTGCTTCCTAGGTGTATAGGGTATCTTAATATCCATATCTAGTGAATTGATTTACTGTGATTATCTCCATCAAAAGGTATGTATTCAAATCCTAGCTTCATCATAATGTAAGATGTAAATAGTTCTGCAGACTCATTGTTAGGCATACCAAAGAATTTAATTACTACATTGTTGGTTTTTTCTTCAATAAAGCAAACACAATCTAAATCTTCTGATGAAAAATAGTTCATATACCACATATAGTTTATTTTAAGTTTATTGAAAGTAAAAGCTGTGGGTGTGTATAAAGCTGTCTGTGTAAAGGTGTCCTGAAGTTCGGTGTATATATATTAATAAAGAAGCGGGTGCGTTGGCGGGTATACCCCCTCTTTATTTTTAAAAAAAAGGCAAAATTACAAAGCAAAAATTATTATTAATCTATAAATTATTAGTAACGATAATAATGCGTTACTGATATTGATAATGATTCTCAATAGATAGGTCAATACTACTTACCTATTCCGTTTGCTATATCGCATAAAATATTTTTTGACGTTGCTATTAATACTATACAACTTTTAAACCCTCTAATTTTTTAACACTCAATCTTTTAAACCTTACAACCTTTTAAATTATACATTAGAATTATTATAAACTATTTATTTTTAG